CGGCATCTCCGGCAAGAAACGGAGCGGCAAAGATACGATTTACAGACTGATTAAAGAGCTGCAAGGGATCCACCCCCTACGGGCAGCCTTTGGAGATCAGATAAAGGAGGAGGTTGCAGATGTTACCGGGGTTGAGGTGGATCACATTGAGGAGCATAAGGAGCACTTTAGGCCGATGCTCCAGTGGTGGGGGGCAGACTTCCGCCGGCACTACAACGGGGAGAGCTATTGGCTGGATAAGATGCTGGCCAAGATGCAAACAGTGGCCGGCAGAGAGGTGCTGGTGATCACAGACGTAAGGTATCCCAACGAGGCCGAGCTGGTGAAGAAGGCCGGCGGCATTATGATCCGGGTGGATCGCAGAACCGGCCTAGAGGATGCCCACAGCTCCGAGAATCTACTGGATGACTTTGAAGGGTTCGACTATAGGCTCACCAATAACAGCACACTGTTCGACCTAAAAGAGAAGGTTCACCGGATAGTTGATCATCACTGTTGCATCTCCCCAAAAAACCGTGCAGCCTCCGGTTTTGTGGCCGCTTAAATAGTTCCTTTTAACGGTTGCAACATATCTGTGGAGCCGTCTCCCTTCTGGGGAGGCGGCTTTTTCTATGGCCCCAGCCAATAAAAATGCACAGAGAACGGTTAAGTGCTGACGTACTTCAAGATCTGGAAGATCGGAGCCTTTGGGACACTCGCCAGAGGATGTTTTATGAGATGCGGCATCACGGTTTACGCCGGAAAAGTAAGCCGTGGCCAACTGCATCAGATGCACACTTCCCCCTCAGCGACTCAATTATTGAGAAGCTAAAGCCCCACTACTTTCAGCAGCTCTTTGCAACGGATCTAATTGCCAGCTTTATACCAAGCGGCCCACAAGTTGCAGAGCTCACCAGCGCGGCAGCTCAGTGGTTCGATCACCGAGTAAAACAACGGAGCAATCTGGAAACTGAGGTGCTCAGTGTGATTGACGGCACGCTGGTTAGTGGAACCGGCATCCTCAAAGTGATCTGGAACCACAACAAGAAGCAGCTCGATTATTACGCTGTGGATCCTCAGCACTTTGTTGTCCCCCCTTACACCAGAGATTTGGAATCCGCTGATCGAATCACACAGATCAGCACCTACTCAGTGGAGGCGTATCGGAGGAACAAGACGCTAAACCAAGATCCGAAAGTGCTGGAGCAGATCATTGGCACACTCGACGAGGATACCGGGGATCTGGGAACCAGAGAGATTAAATACGAGAGGGAAGGGCTCACCTTTGACAGTAAGGGGAAGATCATAGTTTGGGAGGTTTACTACAGATGCTCCGAGAGTGGCGAGTGGCGGATCTGCACCTTTAGCCCAACTCAGCCGGATCTGGATCTCAGGCCGGTAATGAAAATCCCCTACAATCACGGCAAGCCCCCCTTTGTAGCCTTCCCTTACGAGGTTAAAGATCCGGGTTATTACAGCAGCCGGGGAGTGGTGGAGCAAGTTGCAGTATTTGAGAGTGAGCTGTGCAAGCTGCTTAACTCCAAAAACGACTGTATGACGATGTACAATCGTCCGCTCTACCGTACAGCCAGAGAGATCCCAAATGCCGGCAACTTGAGGATCACGCCGGGGCAGATTTTACCCTACGACATTCAGCCGGTTCCCCAGCAAGCTCCCCCCATCAGTTTCGATACCCAGATGAATCTGATGCGGGAGATAGCCCAGCAGAGGATCAGCACGCCGGACTTTGGTCTAAACCAGACGCTTGCCTACCCGGAACGCAGAACGGCAACAGAGGTGCAAGCAGTCAGCAGCCTATACGAGCAGAGCACAGATCTGCGTATGAGGATCTTTCGGATCGGGCTGGGCAAACTGTACCGGATGAGCTGGAGCCTGTTGCAGCAGTACGACAAGACGGATCTAAATTACTGGTATCTGGACACAGCCCAGCAAGTCCCTCAAGCGGCTCTTGGCCAAGACTACTCAATTATGCCAACGGGATCCGCTGATGGTGTAAACAAGCAGTACCTATTCCAGAAGGCCGCGATGAGGCTGGAGATGTTCAACGGAGATGCCTTCATCAATCAAGCACAGCTCCGCAAGAGTGTGCTGGAGGCTGATGATGCCACTCTGGTCAAGCGACTCTTCCAAGAGCCGGACATAGCATCCTCAAACCAAGCAGAGGATCAAGCTGATGAGATCACAATTTTAAGGCTGGGCTTCCCGGCTGTTGTAAAGCCGGCAGACGATGACTTGGTTCACATCGAGACGGTGATGAAATACATCGAGATGCGAGCCGGTGAAGGAGCAGCTCCCCAGCCGTTAGAGGGGCAAATGCTCCAGCAGCATTTGGCCCAACACGTTACGCAGCTAAAGGAGAAGGATCCGAAAGCCGGCAGCGCAATCGAGAAGGATCTAAATGCCTTCTTTGAGCAAGCAGCCCAAGCAGCTAACGAGCAAGCAATAGAATCAAATGGTGAGGCGATTCCTACAGAAATGGCGAACGCTCCGAGCGTTCAATCGGAGCAACGGATACCCCAACCCGCCGGAATGGTCTGATGCAGATACGGAAGCACTCCGCATTTTCTTCAGCTCAACAACGGGCCGGAAATTAAATAGTTCTCTTTTGAGTTTGCACTTACACCAGTTGGAGAAACTAATCTCATCCAGCGGAAGCAATCTGGCTTATGATGCCGGTTGGGCCGCTGGGTTTAAGGGAGCACTCGCTTCAATCGACGGGCTTATGGTTCGACAACCGGAAAAGGTTCCGGAAGTCAACGGAGCAACGGATGATTTGGAGTGGATGACGAGCTCCAACAGAAGTTAATTTATGTCTGAAACCGGAACAGTAAGAGCTGGCGAGGTGGAAATCAGTCGCGAAGAGCTACTTGGGCAGATGGCCGTCCTAGACGGTGAAGCCCCCGCAACTGATACTGCGAGCACCACAACCTCTGACAACGCAGCAGAGGAGCCCGTACAGCAGATTGATACGATTAAGGACAAACCCAAGGAGGACACTAAGGAGCCCGTAAAGGATGCCGAGGAGTCTACCGAGGAAAAACCAAAGTCGAAGTATAACCGAGCAAAGAAGAGCCAAGATCGAGCCAATAAAAGTTGGAACGATGTAAACGCAGAAAAGGAAAAGGTTAAGGCAGAAAAGGAGGAACTGGTAAAACAGAAAGCCGAATTTGAAGCCCAGAAAACCGATGCGTTTAGCAAGATCAAGCAGCAGACAGATGCGGCACAATTCACTCCGGAAGATTACGAGCAGATAGCTCAAGAATACCGGGATGAAGGTGAAACGGATCTTGCTGATGCAGCTATCGCGAAGGCTCAGACAGCACGGGAGACTATCGAGCAGCAGAAAGTCCTCACAGCGCAGAGGACAGTGATGGAGCAATGGGAGGCTAACTTGAGCCAGAACGTGAAGGATAATCCGGATCTGAAAGATCAAGACTCCAAGCTCTACAAATATGTTTCTGAACTGCTGGATAGAAAGAAGATTTTGGCAACCTACCCGGAAGGCATCAGTGATGCAGTGGAAGCTGCAAAGGCATTTATTAAGGCAAGCCGAGTGGACGAATTGGAAACGGAAAACTCCAAGCTCCAGAAGGAGCTGAGCGAGTTGAACGAGAAAACACAACTGAACGGGAGCACCGTTGACAGCTCCGGAAGATTAGAATCTTTCGATGACCTATCATCAGACCGGCAGCGTAATGAACTGCTTAAAATGGTGAAGGACGCTGACCAACGGGGCTTGGTGCTCAATAATTAAATAAATAAGGACTAAACTATTATGGCGGGAATTACGGATACCAGTTCAACTGGGATTACCAACTCACTACAAGCGTACTTTAGCAAAGAACTGCTGAAGCAAATTACGCAGAATCTAGTTCTGGATCAGTTTGCCAAGCGGCAAGCGTTACCAGAAAAGGCGGGGAAAAACTCGGTTAGGTTTTTCCGTTATGTGGAGCCGGAGACGAGCAACATTAAGTCGCTCACTGAAGGCGATGGCCACACGGGCGGCACAGCTTGGGCCAAGGGTGCTTACAAGGAGATGACTCTTGAGTATGTAGACGTAAGTCTCGCTCAGGTAGGACAAGTGATCGGAATTTCTGATCTGTTGACCGCGCAAGAGCTCTTCAACCACCTAGAGCAAGCTACAACCGTAAACGGTCAAGATGCAGCTCTCCAGTTGGACAGTAAAATCGGCTACACCCTCGGTGATGATACTTCTATCACTGGCGGCACGACGATCACGACCAACAAGATCAGCCGATACGCTGGTTCTGCTGCTTATTTCACGGTAGCCCCCACTTCTGCTCAAGTGATGAGTGGTCTGGAATTACTGGACACAGCTACGGCTCTGAAGGTTAACAACGCACCGACTACGAGCGGCTACTACACGGCAGTCGCAGATCCTCGCGTGTTGCGTGATCTCCAGAATGATTCCGATTGGATCAGCTCGCGTCACTACGGTGATCCGGATGCGATCTTTAAGGGTGAGGTTGGCAAGTACGCCGGGATCCGGTGCATCGAGTCCACTAACTCCTATCGGACAGCCGCCGGCAACGCCACGGCTCGCGTGACTTACAGTGCCGCCGGCAACACCTACAGCACTTTTGTGTTTGGTGATCAGGCTTATGGCGTTGTTGATCTGGCATCACAATCCCCTTACGGGCCGAAGATGCAGATTGCTCAAGGGCCGGACAAGACGGATCCGTTGGCACAGCTCACCACTATCGGCTTCAAGACTTATTACGGCCAAGCAATTTTGCAGCCGAAGTTCTTGGCTCAAGTCTATAGTGGCACGAACTACAGCTAAGATTAACCGCTGGGAGGGGTTAATCCCCCTCCCAGCTTATTTAATAATATGCCTACAGTATCAATACCAATGGCCTCGATTACGATGGCCAGCGAGGACGGTGAAATGGTTTCACCGTCTGAAGGTGATGCAGTCTCCTTTACTATTGAGGGAACTGTTGAAGGAATGGACGGCGATATGGCCAACATTGCAATGGAAACCGTCAACGGACAGCCGGCTTATCCGGAGGAGGAAATCGTTGAGGAGGAAATTGTGGAAGGCCCAAGCCGCGATGAACTAATGGCTGAAATGGTCGAGATCGACGCAAACGGAGGATTATAATATGTCTAACAAAATAATTGGTAAAGCAATGGAAGGCCGTCAGTACAAAACTGATGGCGGCAACAGTAACGAGCGTGCAATCGAGCTTGTTGCCAACAACGGAGACGAGTCAACGGCAAACAGCGCAACACCGTTTCTGAAGTTCACCAACGCCAGCACTGGAACCGGAGGATCAACCGAAAACGGTTCATTCAACATCACCACTGAAGATGTGGGAAGCAACAGCGATGCCTTTGGCATTCTGGTTCAAGTGAACGGAACGAAGTGCTGGCTGCAAGCGTATGCCACTGCTTGATTACAAGAATAACGAGACGGGAGAGGTCAAAGAATTTTTGGCCTCTCCTAGCCTCGACAATTTTACGGATGG